ATTTGTAAAATTAGTATCTTTTTTCTTTCATACCAGCCGCATCGTTTAGAATTCTTTCTACCCTTCTTGACTTTATCCAGTCAGGAAGAAACGCCGACTTGTTTAGATATACCTGCTTCAGACACTGACAAGCTAATGCCAATGCTATAACAGTATCACCGTGATGATCCATACTATCAGGTACCTTAGGAGCCAATCCCCTTTCACACATCTGATAAGATCTAATTTCTGTATAAGTAATTGAATCTAAATTAGTAATGACACCCTCATTCAGTAGTGCCTTCAATTCCTCAAACATTGTTATTTTACTTTTCGTTGTTGTAATCCAATCCTTATCCTTAGCGGACTTCCATAAATTGTAATAACCTAAATGTCTTAGCTCATTCAATACAGGTAGTCCCCAATTGTTCTCTTCTACTAGAACCTTCGCATCACTGTATTTAGTTGCCATATAGACAATCTTCTCAGCTAAAGCAACTGGGGTGGTAGTGTTACTACGGAACATCGCTACAGGTTGATAACTTTGCTTATCCATAACAGTTATGACACTATAATCACCACCTCTACCAGATGCCACGTCTACCCCAATAGCATACGACATATTCGGATCTGGATCTTCAAAATAATATTCCTTATTATTCTCAGCCTCTATGTTCAGCACCTCTACAAACCTGAGGTCATCATCACAGAAATAAGCATTACCACTTTGGGCAAACGCTTCTTCTACTGTAATAGGATATTCTCTTTGAAATTTATTAGCACCCATACGATGTATCATACAGGCTCTCCAATACATCTGATGCTGATCTAAACTATGTAACCTTTGATAAGGGATATCATCACATACCCATCCTGTAGGGTATTCATCTCTATAAGATTCGTGATTCTTCCAAGGAAAAAATACATATTCCCAATCACCTTCACCCCTCTTAGCTTTGATAATCTCAGTATGTAACGCATCACCATAATGATTAGCTGTAGATTCTATAATCAATTGATTACCATTCAAAGCACCAATAGCCGTAGCCTTCAATTCTTCAGGATGCGGAGCAAAAGCATATTCAGAAATATGTAGAAAATTACAAGTAAAACTTCTCAGCCCTCCCTTTCCTTCAGCAGACACCGCCATAATCTTAGCACCTGTATCAGCAAAAATCATCTCAGTAGTATTCTCAGTAGACATATCCCTACGTAACATCTTCGGCAATGTATTGTAGAACATTTTATATATTCCTAAAATATGTTTAGCTGAGGATAACTTGTGACTGAGGATAACAATTGTTATAGGTTCCTTAGCCGTATACCACTTATAGAAAAGATATGCCGAACAAAACGTAGTACTACCGATCTGTCTAGGCTTCAGGAATAATGTATCCTTCCCAGTCTCTAGAGCCTCATACATCAACATCTGTTCGTCTGTAGGCTGTAAGTTACACAGCTTTCCTTTTTTATCAACAATCTTCAATCTACTGATAAATAGGAGAGGATCCGACAATACCTTTTCTAAAGCAGAATTCATACACTTTCCATTAGTAAATTGAAAGGTAAAAAATTAGAGAAAAATATTTGGCCACCATTATCATATAGATAAAAATCTATATGATAAGATATACCCTTATTACTATTACTAATATAAATATTATTATTATTATAGGGGGTGGAGGACAAACTATCTATACTATAAATCATTCTTATTCTTCTCTCTCTCTATCTCTATATAAATCAAATCACTTCTCATTATTATTACCTTTCAAACTATCAACAAAGCCATCACAATATTCCTTCACCTTCCCCTTATCTATATCAATATCTATATAATCATTATCATATCTTATCTTACATTTCACCGATACATCCGACTTACTATACTGATTCTTCTTCTTATCCTTTACTACCTTCACCTCTATATCTAATTCACCTAATATAAATCTAAACATATTATTCCTCTCTTGCTTATACACAACCCCAATTCGTTTCACGAATTGGGGTTTATCTTCATCTCTACTTTATTACTGTCAACCAATCTTTCATATCATATTCTTCCTGTTCCAACTGCTTATCCATATTCTTATCTTCTCTCCTCCTCTTCAACATCTCCATCTGACTTAGCGTACTGAGAATATTACTAAATGTTTGTCTTCCTATCTTACAATTTCTAGACACATTGAATTCTCTCATCGCATCATCCACCAAATCCCACAGTACTGTCTCTATATCTCTATCCTTTATCGCCTTATACGTGCTCTTCTTCATCTTTATTTCCTATTATTATTATACACACAATTATACTTTTGTATAATTTTATTTTCCTTTTATTTAGCTACTGCGTTTATCTCTTCTGTTACAACCCCATTTGATTTCATCAAATGGGGTTTACTATTATCACCCATAAATAATTCCTTGAATACCTCAGCATTACCGCAAATCTCCCCAACCTTCTTCAAACTTCCTTTGTAAATCTGCCAACACCTTTGTCTCGTATAACCCATCTCTTCCCCTATTTCGCTGAACGACTTACCGAGCCATACAAAACTATAAACAATTTTATTTTCCTTTTCCGTCAGCATCTGCTCTAACCAGTCTACTAGCGAGAACTGGGGAGGAAAGGGAATAACATTAGAATTTTGTTTATCTATCCTATCTATCATCTCATCCTCCGCATTATACGATCCACATAATTTATCCAATCTCCACGTATCACAACCTACGTAACGCCAATCATCCTTGAACTTCTTTTTATTCCTAAACACTTCATCATTATCCTTATCCTTATTCATAACCTATAGTCTCCTTTACATTATTATACCATAACCATACCAATTGTAAAATACAACACAACATAACTGATACATAATAACTAGTAACTATAATTTATTTATTCCCTATAATAAGACATTTTGTAAAATACCATTACTATTATTATACTACGCACTTACCAATTTGTACAATAATACTTATGCTTCACCAACATCTGGTACTACATAAATTTTATTTTTATTAGTATCATCCTTCATCTCCTTCCAATCAATGTCACCTGATAATCCTTTGACATTACTAATCCCTACCTTCTCAAACGCATTCACTAAAGCTGAATCAACATCCAATCCTTCACCATCAATCTTGATAAAGAATCTGAATACCTTCTTCTTTTCCATCGTACTTTCCATCCTTGATCTCCTTCCATAATTCTTTTATTTCTGTACCATACGCAGTCTCATAAAAAATCTTCTGATTCCTAGCACTAATACCAATCTCCATCTTAGCCAGTATCTCTGCTACATTGAAGATCAACGAAACTAATTCTACATTCTTACGTCTAACCTTATTCCAATTTATCTCTCTCAACAATTTTATTTTTATTCTTCTCCACGCTAATTCATCTACGCTCAAACAATCCTTATACATTACAATCTCCTCTTTTTATTTATCGCAATTCTTTTCTTTACTTGCCGCCATTTTCATAACACCTTCATACTTTACATCTAAGACACTTTACATCTTTACCCTTATGAATACACATAAAGTAAAATAGAATAGCCAGAACATACCATCCTGACCATCTATCATACCATCCTAGTATCTATTCATCCTCCTCTTTTATTATCCCTGTAGTATACCATTCCTTTGGCAATGCTTCTATCATCGCAAGTACTACACCTTCTGGATCCTGACCCCATACTATCTCACATAATTCTTCTTCTAATAATTTCATTACCATCTCATTACTATGATCATCCCAACTTATTCCTCCTATGTCCCAAATCGTATCAACATCCACCTGAGCCATACAACTATTCTTCAATCTCTTCTTCATTATTCTCTGTACCAATTTATTCTTATTCATCTTATGCTCCCATCAATCCTAATTCATAACACTGATCCATACTGAGATACCATTTATTATTATGATTCTCTATCTCTATTACCTCAGCCTGATAACTAAACATTCCATTATCTTCTAACTTCAATCCTATCATTTCATCTTCTCCTAAATTATTCTTAGCCGTACACATTCCATTCTTTATTCCTATCTCAATGTACTTCCATCTCGGTATCTCACCAAAGAACCTATTCCAATTACTAACATTTATTTCTCCATCCTCCTCGTATCCATTCCTATACCTACCACAGAAATCACAATTCGGTTCCCAATACAATAGCTCCACATCTAAATCATCCTCACCAAATTCATAGATCGCATTAGCCACATTAGTATTCGGACCCCAAGCTGTAGCATACTTCATCTTCAACTGATAACCACTATAGCTTTCTATCTCTATGTTATCCCAACATACCTCCCACTTAGTACCCCAAGCTGAAGATCTATCCATACAATTACTATCTTTATTTATCGGCACGAATCCTTGATTCATTCCATCTTTCTTTATTATCTCTATAATCTGCTTGATCTTATTCTCATCTCCACAAATTATCATTTCATTCATACATTCATTTGGCATTTTATTTCTCCTTATTATTACCACGATCTCTCAACCGTTATTATTATTATACCCATTACTATACATAA